GCAGCCGGTGAGGCTTGGCCACTGGCGTTGAGGGTGACCCGGATCTGGGTGTCGCTGAGCACGATGCGCTCAATCCGATCTGTAATGGCCTGACCCGAAGCATCTGCGATATCTAACTTTCCCCGAACGGCTTCCTCGACGACGCCCTCGATCTCGCGAGCGGCTATGCGCCGGACCGAGCCGGCCCTGTCCTTTCGGCCGCGTAGCAGGGCCGAGCTGACATAAAACCGGTAACGAACGCCGTTCTTGCGGGAAAAGCTCGGGCTCATGAGATTGCCTCGATCGTCATACAGCTTTCCCATAAGCAGGGCTCTGCTTTCCGAACGCTTCACCTTCCGGCTGCTCGCGTTGTCCTTGAGCAGTTGCTGAACCCGATCAAAGGTCTCACGATCAACAATGGCCTCGTGCTCACCCTTGAACCATTTGCCGCCGTAGTGCATCTCGCCGAGATAGATTCGGTTCTTAAGAAAATAAGCGAGCGGACCGTAGCTGAAAGGAATGCCGCCTCGGTACTTGAGGACTTTGGTATTTCGCCGCTTGGTGGCAATGCCGCGCTTGTCCAGATCGGCGACCAGTAGGGCGAACGATTTCAGTTCGAGATAGCGACGGAAAATCGTGCGCACGGTTTCGGCTTCCGCCTTGTTGACCACGAGCTTCTTATCCTTGGCGTCATAGCCGAGCGGAACCGTTCCTCCCGTCCATTTGCCCTTTTTTCTGGACGCGGCGACCTTGTCCTTGACTCGCTCGGAGGCCAGTTCCCGTTCGAACTGGGCAAAGGACAAGAGGACATTAAGTGTCAGTCGGCCCATCGATGTCGTCGTATTGAATTGCTGCGTGACCGCGACAAATGAGATCGAGCGGGCATCGAAGGTTTCGACCAGCTTGGCGAAATCGGCGAGCGACCGGGTCAGCCGGTCGATCTTGTAGACCACCACGACATCCACTTTGCCCTGTTCGATATCGCGGAGAAGCTTTTTCAGGGCAGGGCGGTCGAGGTTGCCGCCCGAATAGGCGGGATCATCATAATGCTGGGGCAGGACCTTCCAGCCCTGCGAGGCCTGACTCTTGATATAGGCCTCGCAGGCCTCCCGCTGGGCGTCCAGTGAATTGAATTCCTGTTCCAGCCCGTGCTCGGTGGATTTGCGCGTATAGATGGCGCAGCGCAGGATTTTTCGGCCTTCACTTGTCATCGGTCTTGGGCTCCTCAGGGGGTCTATTTGCCGACGATCGCAGCCCGAAGAACCGTGGCCCGTTCCACTTGGTCCCCGTGATCGCTAAGGCGATCTCGGAGAGACTGGAGAAGGTCCGACCCTCCCAAGCGAATCCCTTTTCCATGACTACGACCCGGTAGGTCGTGCGATTCCAGGTCCGAACCAACTCGGAGCCGGGCTTGATCCGCCTTGGCAGCTCAATGCGACCGTTCGGTTTCGCTCGAGCCGCCTTCACCAGTTGATCGAGCAGGCGCTGATGCTCCCGTGAGAGGCCGCCATAGGCTCGCTCCTGGATCCTATGTGCGATGCTGCGCCGGAGCAGGTCCGGGCCGAACGCCTTTGGCGGTTCGTTTCGGAACAGCTCGCGATAGCGGCTGCGCAACTCCGCGATCGGCAGTTTGGGCAGCCGCTCCAGTTCGGCTTCGACCACGGGATCGATTGCCCGGTCGGCCTCGCCCGGACGTCCCTCTTTCATGACGAGGTCCCGGTCTTGGCAATGCGATAGACCCGCTCTTTACCGATTTTTTCGGAATCAAGTTTCAGCTTGAGCTTCTTCTTGACTACGCCGGCAAAGAAGCCGCGCACCGAATGCGGCTGCCATCCGGTCGCCGCCATAATGGCGGCAACGGTCGTGCCCTTGGCCTGGCGCAGCATCGCCAGCACGGTGTCCTGCTTCGTGGGCGAGCCGCCACTCGTCTCCGTAACGGCTCGCACAGCCGCCTTGGGCTTCGACCTCCGGGCAGGCGCGGCCTCTCTTGGACGCAAAGCGTTAGACGCCCGCTTGATACCGCGAGGCGGCTTCGCGGCGCGCCTCGTGAGCTTCGACTTCTTGTTGGTGGTCATTCGGCCCTCCTTGTGTCAGTGACAGCATCATGTGCTGCCACTGACACGAGCCCCGCGATTCGGCGAGGCGACGAAGGGCGGAGGTCACCATGCGATGGCGTCCTCAGTGCCACCACACACGCTCCTCTTGATGCAGAAGTCCAGCGAATTCACGAGCAATCTTATGGCTCTTTTGGAGCCTGCAGGATCACGAGATGCTCGGAGCGGACTGGGCAGCCGGGGGCTTTATTGTTGATTTGTCTCGCCCGCCCCAAGCGGCGTCGCTGAGTCCGCCCGAGGACCGGTCGCATATCCACCTATGGAACGGTCCCGAGCCGGGCTTAGCGATCTGCGGCTTGGTCACGGGGTAATAGAGAGGCTTGCTCGAGCCTACCAGACCTCATCCCACCCAGTTCATGCTGTGGTCGTAACCCAACCCGTCGTAGGCGAGCGCCTGGCTAACGCTATCCACCTGGTCGTCGCGACGCGATTGCGGAAAGGTCAGTAACTCCACCTCCAGTGTAGGTAAGAAGGGTGCATTTCTCGGAAATAACACGCGACCAGCGGCAAATTTGCCTTGTTGAACATAGAGACGGCCGATCTTGTCGTGCTCGATCTTTTTGGGATCGACGAAAAAATCACCTTTTTCCCGAAGCTCCTGCGCCAAAGCGGTCCCGGTAGAGGCATCCTCGATCAGGATTTCGTCGGGCTTGAAGCGATTGGCGAGCTCGATCGCGGTGTCGCGAAGCAGCGGATATTCGAAGCGGTCGCGGACAAGGTCGAGCAAATAGAAGTTTTCGTCGACGATCATCCACGTGGTGCACACCGAAAAATCATTTTGGGCGCCATCCTTGGCGGCAGTATCCCAGCTCTGAATAACCCTGGCGCCGGGGATACGCACGGGCAGATCATCGTAATATCGGAACCAATCCCTCTTGATCATCGCGCCGCCCTGCGGAACGGGCGACTGCTGGTATTGCGCAGCGAACACATCAGGACCGAGCGTTTCCTGAAGTTTGCGGAGCGTTTCGACCGACTCGTGCGCGGGATGAAGTGCTTCTCCAGCCTTTCGATCATGGAATTCGTTCGGCCCGATCGGGATGGATACGTCCTCTTCGGCGATAGCAGGCAAGCTCAGTACTTCCCATTTCTCGGGCGAATTTGACAGATATCCCGAAAGATCATCCATGTGGACTCGCTGCATCACGACGATAATGGCACTTGTTTGCTTGTTATCGAGCCGCGATAGCAAAGTATTGGAAAGCCATTGATTCACACTGTTCCGGCGCGGTTCGGATTGTGCATCGATCGGCTTCTGCGGATCGTCAATGATCACCAGATCTCCGCCGAGCCCGGTCAGGGGTCCCATAACCGACGTTGCCTTCCGAAAACCGCGTCTAGTCGTCATCACCTCGAGTTCGGTATTCCTCGCGATGCGCATCCCCCGGAAAGCGCGTTGGTACCAGGAAGAATTTACAACTGACCGGAAATCGCTTGCATGCTTGGCAGACAGATCATCGCCGTAACTGATCGCGATGATCTTGCGCCGAGGGTCAAGCCCAAGCAAGTACGCAGGAAATGCAACCGAGACTGTTATCGATTTCAGATAGCGCGGTGGAAGGTTGATGATCAAGCGGGTGATTTCCCCGCGTCTGATGCGCTCGAGTTGATAGGCGATGGCTCGTATGTGCCAATTGGAAAGAAACGTTGCACCTGGGTTGAGCCAAAGAAAGCATCTATACAGAAACTTTCCGAAATCACGGCGGAGGATTTCGTCCAAAAGGACAATTTCCTGGCTATTCATTTGTCATCTCCTTGTTTTTTGAATTTCTCTTCAATTTCCTGGATGAAAGCGTCCAAAATTTTCTGCTCGTCCGCGTCGACGGCGGCCGCTCCGGGTTGTTCGATGGACTCGATGAGCTGCTTGCGAGAAAGCAGGAAGGCCGCGGACTTTGGGTTGCCTCTAAGGGCGTCTTCAGCGAATTTCAGGAACATTCCTTCGAGTACGCTGATCCTTCGCGTTTTGCCGTTTTGATTGATGTTGATCTTGCGGCTAAGAAGCTCGTTAAGAATCGTCGCCTCGTTTTTAGATCCCTTTGGTCGGCCGCGCTTGTTTCCGGATTGACCGGGCTTGAACTGATGCTCGACAGGCGGGCGGCCGTATCCCACGTCAGCCCGTTTTGCTGATGTGCGGGCGCCGCGCGCCCGCGGTTGTTTGCGAGACCTCACTTCGTCCTCCGCGATTTCGCGGAAGAGCGATGAGCGGTAACCTCGCTAAAGGTCTGGCCGGTCTCCATCAGGATTGCGTCGCGCTTGGTGAAATCCTGCCAACGCCGGATTGCAGCGTCGACGTAAAGCGGGTCGATTTCGATGCCGTAGGCCCTGCGGCCGACACGCTCGGCCGCAAGAAGGGTGGTGCCGGATCCCATAAACGGGTCCAGGATGATGTCACCGCGGCGTGAGCAGTCCTTGATTGCGTCCGCAATTAGCGCGACCGGCTTCACCGTCGGATGAATCGAAAGCTCGTCGAGGCGACCCCTGCGGAAGGTGTTGACGCCGGCATAGGTCCAGACATTGGAACGGTTTCTGCCGTGCCGGCCGAGCTCAATGTTATTGAGGTGAGGGGTGTCGCCGTTCTTGTAGACGAATATCAACTCATGCTGCGATCGGTAGAAACTGCCCTGACCCGCATTGGTCTTGTTCCAGACAATGAGGTTTTGAAGGGGGCCAAATACCTCTTGGCCAGCAACGTGCATCTCACCGAGATGTCGCCAGTCCATACAAACGAATTGGATCGAACCATCCTCGGAAAACTTTGCCGCCAACCGCATCCACGACTTGAGAAATTCGCCGAATTCGGACGGCGACATTTCGCCAGAGGCCAATGCAAATTCGCGGTGTTTGATTTTGCCGCGGCCGAGCGTTGTAGAAATTTGCACATTGTAGGGTGGATCGGCGAATACCATGGCCGCCCGATCGCGCCCCATCAAGCTAGCCCAAACGGATTGATCGCAGGCGTCGCCGCACAGCAGTCGATGTTGGCCCAATTGCCAGCGGTTGCCCCTCCGGCTCACCGGCTGATCCTCAATCTCGCCGGGCTCATCGGCCGGATCCTTGTCTGCATCGCCGAAATCGGCCATCAGAGCGTCGATTTCGGCGGGTTCAAAGCCGGTGATATCGAGGTCGAGATTGAATTCGAGCAGTAACGAGGAGAGCTCACTGAGCTCAGCCGCAAGGAGACTACGGTCCCAGCCGGCGTTTGCAGCGATCTTGTTGTCGGCGAGTGCGAGAGCGCGCTTTTCTGCGTCGCTCAGCCCATGCAAAACGAGGACCGGGATGCTCTTTAGGCCAAGCTCTTTGGCCGCTTCCCATCGGCCGTGTCCGCAAACGATCTGCAAATTTTCATCGGCGATGATCGGATAGGTCCATCCAAATCGAAGGATCGCGTTTGAAATCTGCTTAATCTGCTTTTTCGAATGGGTTCGCGCGTTTCTCTTGGCAGCTCGAAGAGATCGGGGTGGCAGCAATCGTATTTCCCGCCGATCATCCAGGCGCGTGCCGCTCTTTGAAACCTTGATGCGGGTTTCTATTAGATGTGGAAGCATCTTTTTCTCCGTTGGTTCAATTTCGTTCAGCTTCGGCCGCGTTGCCGCGGCAGCGTCTGGGATAGTTCGTGCAACAAGAGATGCGCAGGGACCGTCAGTTCTAACCAAGTGGTCGAGCGGCCGGCCTTTCCCCGTGTAAACGAAATGGCGCTCGCTTCATCGTCAAAAACGGCTGCTGACGGCGGTACCGCATCTTTTGCGTGCTTGTTATCTGACCAGATAAGCAAAAACGCGGGACAGGTGGTGTTGTATGCGGGAGCGCCCGGTTCGGCCTTGGATATAGTTTGCGTCTGATCGAAGAGCGTCTCGCGATTGAGTTTTAGAATTTTCCTGTGTCGCGCTTCGAGATCGCTCCTGTAAGATCGCAGAGCTTCGACAGCGAATGATTGGGGCCAATTGTGATTCAACATTTGGAGTCCGAGCATGAGCGCGAACGCTTCATAGTTTGAGAACAGGACGTCGGCCCCACTGCCCGGGGATTCTCTGCTGTAGAAGGCGTAATGTGACAGCATAGGATCATTTGCCCGAGCGTTTCTTCCCAGTCCGCGATCTGTATCGAGGAGTCTCTTTATGCGGGTGCGCAATGCGGAACTGGGTTGGGCCGATTGCTCGCCGAACACCCGCGAAATCGCTTCCTCAATTTGATTACGCTTGTAGAGAATCATTGGAGTATAATATCGGGTTTCAATGAGTCGGTCAATTG